ATACTTAGATATTGATAAAGATTTCCTTCAGCAGGATATGAATTTATTAATTGAGTGTCATAGGATGTTAGATCCAACTGATGCTACTGAGATGTATAATGATATGTTTGTTAAAAGATACGCCACTGCTTTAATGAAGAAGCAATGGGGTCAGAATTTGATCAAGTATAAAGATGTTCAACTACCTGGTGGCATTAGTCTTAATGGTAGAGAGATCTTCCTTGATGGCCAGTCTGATCTTAGGATGATCGAAGGAGAAGTCCTTAGCAAATATGCAGAACCACCAATGGATATGATCGGATAAAATGCCTACTAGTCCCTACTTTCCAACCTATTATGCAGGAGATGCTGGTGAGCAGACTCTGTATCAGGATATTGTCGATGAACAGATTAAAATGTTCGGAACAGATATCTATTATCTACCAAGAACTATCTTGAAAGATAATACGTTGGATGATATTGTCTTTAATAAGTATCAAGATGAGTTTCAAGTAGAAATGCTTCTACAAAATGTAGCAGGATTTGGGGATGGTGCAGAATTCGTCAGTCAGTTTGGTGTAAGAATAACAGATGAGGTAGTATTCAGAGTCTCTAGTCGTAGGTGGGATGAAGCAGTTGCTGCTAACAATCCTACTCTAACAGTAACTAATAGGCCAAATGAAGGAGACCTTCTATACTTCCCATTAACAAAAGATTTGTATGAAATAAAATTCGTACAACAGGAGATACCATTCTATCAGTTTGGTAAACTCCAATTTTATACTATGACATGTGAGATCTATCAATATGGTAGTGATGATATATCTACTGGTGTTGCTGAGATAGATCAACTAGAAACAATATTCTCCAGTGCTATTGCCCTTACAATGGGTGTAGGTGGTACAGGAGACTTTACAGTAGGTGAGAAGGTCACAGGTGCTACATCTGGATCTGAGGCAGAGGTTAAGTCTTGGGATAGTGCTACTAGGATTATTCAAATAATTAATCGTACTGGTACATTTGCAACAGGTGAAGCATTAACTGGAGACAGTAGTAGTGCTGTTTGGGTTGTGTCTACATTTGATACTCTACAAGATACTAATAGTGAGTATGATGATAATAGAGAGATTGAAGATGCTGCCGACAATATAATTGATTGGAGTGAAGGTAACCCCTTCGGTGAATTTGGTAACTTTACAGGGAGTATTTGATGTTAGGATCACACTTTTATAACGAGATAACTCGTAGAAATATTATTGCTTTTGGTACTCTCTTCAACAATATTAGTTTGGTGAAGAAAGATCCTAGTACTAATGCTGTTATTGAGGAGACTAAAGTTCCTCTAGCATATGGACCTAGAGAGAAGTTCTTGGCTCGTCTTGAAGAGACTCCAGATATTACAAGGAAGATGTCAATCACTCTTCCTCGTCTCTACTTTGAGATGACTAGCATTCAATATGATGGATCACGTAAGACTTCACCTATACAGAAATATAAAACTATCATTGCAGATAATGGTAGTGAGGTAAAAACACAGTATGTACCTGTACCTTATAACTTAGGATTTGAACTTGGGTGTATTGCCAAGTCACAGGATGATGCATTACAAATTGTTGAGCAAATACTACCATACTTCCAACCATCGTTCTCTATTACATTGAACATGATTCCTGATATGAATGAGAAACGTGATATAGCAATAGTATTGGATGGTATAAACTATGATGACTCTTGGGATGGAAGTTACTTAGAGAGAAGATATATAACTTATACATTACAATTCACCTGTAAGACATACTTCTACGGTCCTTACAGTACATCCGATGTCATCAAGAAAGCAATTGTTTACGAGACACTTGGTGATCTTGCAGTTAATAGAAGAACTATAGAGAGAACATATACTCCTAAGGCCAAGACTGATATTAATACAGATGGAAATATTGATGGGTTGGATGATGCATTAGTGGATCCAGGTGATGACTTTGGATTTAATGAAGGTATTACGTACTTATAATTATGGATGAACTAGAAAAAAATATGGAGAGCATCCTAGACCTTGAAGTTTCAAATACTCCTGAAGGTGGATGTACTACTAGAAAGGATCAACTAAGAGATGTCTCAGAGGATCGTGATAAGGATTATGAGTACACCCGTGGTCAATTATATACTTTGATTGATCAAGGTGGTGAGGCAGTTAGAGGTGCTTTAGAAGTTGCACAGGAGAGTGGACATCCTAGAGCATTTGAGGTTGCTACCAATGCAATGAAGCAGGTTGCAGATATGACTGACAAGCTTGCTGACCTACATAAGAAGATGAAGGATCTTGATGAAGAACAGAAAGGTCCAAGTAAAGTTACTAACAATGCTATGTTTGTTGGTAGCACATCAGAGTTACAAAAAATGTTAAAACAAATGGGAGGAGGTAAACGCTAAATAATTAAGAGAGGAACTAGAGAATCATGGTAATTAATGTAAAAGGACAACATATAGTTGTACCGAATTCAGTTGGTGCTGCAACTACTTTTGGTAATGCAACTTGTGTTCGTTTAGTAAACATTGGTAACGATGGCAGAACTGTTACTATTGCATCCGATAATAGTGGTAACACTACTATAGGATCTTTTGCATTATTATCACAACAAACAGAAATCATAGAAAAGAATCCAACAGATGTTGTTTATGTTGGTGGTGGAGATGATGTAAAGGGAACACCAATAGGATATACAAACTAATGGCAAATATGGATTGGTTACAAAGAAATCATGATAACTCTCTAGCGGATCCAGCATTGGGATTCACAGTTGTCACCCAGTTCGGTTTTAATGAGGGATGGGCTACTAGACAGTACAAGAATCATAATGCTGATTATGTTGCTAAGGATTATAGCAATAGTACTAGGACACCAGGTACATTCCAAGCAAGAGCCTATAATAATTCTACAAGGACTCCTGCTGCATATAAAAGACATAATTATACTAATGTAGGAGTTGATGCATGATCCATTTCAATGAAAAAGACATGGCTCGTCTTGAGAAGGCATGTGAAACATATAGAGAACAATCAGGTTCTGAGTATATGTGGGATGAGTATACACATCTACTTCATAAGTTAAAAAATTATGAGCAAGAAATAGATTGTCCCGAATGTAAACTCTGTACTATACATGCATGATTTGATATTTTTGTTATGAACTATAAAGATTCTGGAGTTGACATAGAAGCAGGTAATGCTTTTGTAGAAAGACTCAAAAAGAAAGCACCTACTATTGGTGGATTTAATGGTATGATGCAAATTCCCAATGGTTACGAGAATCCTGTATTGGTTTCTGGTGCTGATGGTGTTGGAACTAAACTTAACATCTGTATGGTTTCTGGAGACTATACTACTATAGGAATTGATCTCGTTGCTATGTGTGTCAACGATGTGATTACTTGTGGTGCTAAACCATTATACTTTTTAGATTATATTTCAACAGTTAAGTTAGATCATAGAATAGATCCTATAATGGAAGGTATCATTAAAGGATGTGAGATAGCAGGTTGTGAACTATTAGGTGGAGAGACTGCTGAACATGGTAGGTTTGCTAAGGATTATGATCTTGCAGGATTCTGTACAGGTATAGTTGAGAAGAAGAAAATTATTAATGGATCAAGTATTAGACCAAGTGATAAAGTAATTGGTATAGCAAGTAGTGGACTTCATAGTAATGGGTATAGTTTGATTAATGATATGCTATGGAGGCATAAACTTTTTTATAAGGGAGGTTATACTGAAGCATTTGGTGGTGGTGAAATTAGAGATCCAAGTCCTACACCAGAACTCCTTACTCCAACTAGGATATATACAGATGTAGTGGAACGATTAATTAAAGAGACTTGTATAGTATTTGGTATGGCACATATTACTGGTGGTGGATTGGTTGAGAATCTACCACGTATATTGCCAGAAGGATTACAGGTAAGAGTTGATTATAATTCATGGCCATTACCAGAGATCTTTAAGAAGATTCAATTGGCAGGTGAGATACCAGAAGAAGAAATGAAAAGAGTCTTCAATCTTGGTATTGGATTCTGTGTTATAGTTCCAGATAACTGTGTTGACCTTACTATGAAGGTCATAGGAGATGACTGTTGGGTCATTGGAGAAGTATACTAAATAGGAAAAAACAATGAAGAATGATATGGGTGTTGATCCAGATGAGTGGTTTGATAAACCAGATCCAAATCGAATTACTGATGAATATGCTCCGTGTGATGTAGAGCATGATGTACCTGCTGAACTTAGAGAAACGCCCACTTCTATGGACACTTATGCTTCAAGGTTTGCAACTACTCCAGATCATGAGAAAACTGCTGAAGAAGTAGTTACCATGCATGAGAAGATGTATAGAATAGCAACTGCAAAGTATAATCCATTTGCTATAGGTGGCACGGAAAATCTACTAGGAGGTTCAGAAGAAAGATTATCATGAATAAAGAATCAATCAAATTTACCATAGCACAAGATGGTACTGTAACTGAAGAAGTTCTTGGAATATATGGTGACGCATGTGAGAAACTTACATCAGA